AAACCCACGAAATATGGGAGATTTATTGAGTAATATGTACATAGCCATAGACTTTCCGGGGTTAGGTAGTAATTCGTTTTACCTCTCGGATCAAATAGGAAGACATTTAATAAAATCTGTAGCGATGCGCGTCGATGAAATAGAAATCGAAAAATTTCATGATGACTGGGGTATCATATACGACGAACTGTACCTAGACGCATCTGAAAAGCGGACTAAACGGTATTTAGTTAATAGATTCTTCGCAGAAGGAACCTCGTCTGTAAATAACGCGGGATTGATTACGAACGAATCGAAACTATTCATACCCATCCCACTCTTCTTTTCGAGGAAATATGAGGGAGATGAATACGATTCTAACAAACCTAACAGACCATACTTTCCTACGTGTGCCATACATAAACAGAAAATAGAATTTGAGATTACATTTAGACCACAAACATTCTTTACGAACTCTACCGATACGGTTAGTTTAGCTAATTTTAAGATCATAACAGAAGAAATCACAGTATCAAATCAAGAACGGATATATCTCATGACTAAACCCCAAACATTTATCACTGACATAGTGAGAAAACATCCCACTGTAGAAACGGAGCTTAATGAAAATGAAGTAAAGTTACAACTCGTACCAAATGTACCGGTAAAAAGTATGAATTGGTTCTTGCGTAACACGGATTTCGAGAATGAATCTGTATACACAGGTGGTACATCGTTAGAAAGTAATGTGTTCTATAATCGCTACAATTTTTCGGCGAGTGACACTGTATCTTTATCCAACTCATTTTTTCAACCTATCATGGACAGTGCCAAAATTTATATAAACGGGCAAGATTTACCAAACTTACCACTCGTTGATCATACGTATTATAAGTATGTAGTACCTCATAACAGTAGACTTTCTAGACCTGAAAAGAATATTTACACGTATACATTCTCGATGAATCCGATTAATGTGGAGCCATCGGGAAGTTTGGATTTTGGGCAACTTCAATCCGACCGTACCGTTTTAGATGTGAAATTAAAGGATGGTCTTTCTAGTTCAAACACATACTCTTTACATCTATACTACGTCGGGTATCAAACGTTTAAGTTTGATGGGGGTTTTGTTTCGCTCGTTTCCGCACCAGCAATTGGTACATATGTACCCGAAACACCTATGGAAGTTGAGGGTGGTAGGCCTAAACCGGATGAACTAAACAGAGAGATTCCACTCGGTTATGGTAGGCCTAAACCGGAATAACTTTTTGAAGTATCCCCCCCTTATTAAATAAATCAGAATGATGATTGCGTATATAGTCAACTATACTGTTCTTAATACACCATCTAATAAAATTTAACTGCGCAACGGTAGTGCTTATTTTATCAGATGTGCCCGGAACAATGTATTGCATCTTATTTGATCTACAGAATGGGTCAAAAAGTTTTTTACTGTATCCATCTAAACTAGATTTATATGCGCAGTGAACGCTAAACAACTTTCCGTCACGAGTCTTGTATGTTAAATTATTTTTCTTAGAATAGTTGGTGATAAACCACTCGAGATTTCGAAGTGATATACCACCGGTTTTGTTTAAAAGTTCCTTTAGTATAGTTCTATTTTCGGGTAATATGTAGAAGGTGTTGATAGAATTTAATAGTATATCCGATTTGTTCATTATTATATAATACTAACTAATTCTCTAAGTTCTTTTGTATGTTTCTTGTTTTTATCTTCCTCACACTTCGGACAACCCTCTACCCGGGGACCTGGCCAAGGGTGATTGTGTCGCAAGAGACTGCTCGGTCGTTGTATGGGTTCGCATAATCTTTTATCGTTTATATGAAAATTGCAAAAATTTGTACCATTTGCACTTTTTTTCGTGCACAATGTATTATCACGTTTTAATCCCATACAATGATCATTTTCCCCCAATGCATCCCTTCTTAAAAGTTTTAGTGGTATGCTGTGAATTTTTGAAATTTTTTCTATAACTTCACAAACTTTTTCGTAAACACGTTTATCGACACGTTCATTGAATACCTGGTTTATTTGTAAAACATCTTTATCATAGGCCATATATTATTATGAAGTTTCTTTTTTAAATAAGTCTGCTATTGTCACTTGCTTCGTTTTAGGTTCACGCTTCTTTCGTGGTGGTTTAGCTCTTAAAAGCAACTCTCCAAAAATTTGCTCTTTAGGGTTTCCGAATAACGGTTCCAATAAATCACACACGGGATTCAAGAATTTATTAAGAAAGTAATATACATAGTCGATCTTAATATTGTTCTCTTGTACATATTTTGGATCCTCGGACTTTTCAAACGCCCTTGCCTTGGGATCTCCGGTATCCGTCAAAATATAAGGTACGCGGTCTCCAGATTGAGGTTCAGATCCCGGTTGTCGAATACGCATTTTATTAACAACTTGAACGTGAGCCATACTTATATCATTACATGTGAACATATTGGTGTGATCTGGATTCACTTTATCATAAGACACATATTCACCCTTTACTTTATACTTATCGGATAGAGACTGGCTCAAAATAAGTTTTTCGTTAGGTACGTTACCTTCGAGAAGTTCCACAGCTCGTTGCCTCGCCAAAGCTTTGGGTGCCGTGGTGTCGTTGCTCTCCAATATAACGTCGAGCAATTCTTTACTTACTTCGCGTACGTGTGGTGTATTGTCGCGTCTAACCAATTGTATACCCTTAACATCGATATAATCCATATTCATGTTTCCATCTTTACCCTTAGTCCAAAGTTTCGCGGCGTACCGCTTTTTGCTGTACAGAAAATAAGGACAGTAGACTTTCTCAAGTTCGAGATTATTTGGAGCCTTGAAAAGCTTCGTACATTCAGATGCGGCACGTTCTCCAAGTTCCCAACTGTACTCAATAGCTTCTTTACCAGTCCTACCTTGTACATCAAATTCAACCATCACCGAATCAGTATCACCATATCTAACCTTGGATCCCGGAAAGTGTTCCTCAACATAGTTTTTAGTGTCATCGATCATATTTCTACCTTTCATAGTAGTTGTCGATGCTATAGCTACACATGGGAGCATACCACGTGAAGCTCCGGTGAATCCATACACGGAATTCATAGAAATCTTATAAGCGAGCTGTTTACCATTGTACATCTGTTTTAACGTTCCAGTGGAGTTCGCCATATCTTTTTTGGCTTGCTTTCTGTACTGCTTGAGTTCTAAAAGAATACTCGGTAGAAGCGACGATACGTCTTGTGCGAAGATATGATTTCCAAACTGTTCATACGTGATACCAGGTATGTTCTTATAGTTATCATCCATGACCAACGATGAGTAACATAAATTGTGTGCTACCATAATTGATGGATACAGACCCTCAAAATCAAGGGCTGTGATAGGTGTATAATACGCACCAGACTGTGCTTCCAGTACAGTGGCACCTTCATAACCGGTGGTATCTGTATGCCCGTAGCTAAACGTAGGAACCTTAAATTCCAATTCACGCGCCTTTTTTGTGAGTTGGCTAAAGACCTTAATCTGTTGTCCGCGTTCAACGAGATAACTGATGGGAACCCATGTAGCTTTAGCCATCTCTAAAAGATTGATGAGCGTCGAAAGACGATCCAATAGACGATGTGGGAGAACCGTATCCTTAATACAATACTCAGCGACTTGCTGTAACTTAAGAGGGTCTCCTTCACGAAAACGCGCAAACATTTCCTTCGGGGGCATGTCTATTTTGTTATCTCCCAGATACAACTTCGATACGTTATCGAGTTTATACGAATCTAGCTTATACTCACGTTTGACTTCATGAAAAAGATCAAAAATAAATCTTCCAGGCATGGGTAAGAGTTGAAGCTCGTTATCACCTAGCGCACTCGAAGAGAGTTTTTTATTCTTAATGTTACACTTGTATCCATTAAGTTTACTCAATTGAAAAAATGACGGAGGACAGTTGTTTAGCAAGGCACGTTGAATGATATAGTTTAAATCAAAACCAAATATATTCCAGCCCGTGATGATATCAATATCCTTTTCGACGAGATACTTGCTGAAAGCCATGAGCATCTCATTCTCAGTGTCGTAACTTTTAATGGTACAACCCTCTAGATTATCACCGGTTTGTTTAAAACATAAACACGTTCTGTCGTATACTTCAGTGGACCCAAACTTAACCAATGATACGGCAATCTGAAAACATGCATCATCTTTGATAAGAGGGTTTGGAAACTTACCCGTGGAACTGTGACACTCAATATCTAGTGACGCTACGACAAAGGGTGCAGCGTCGGTAACGTTCAACGGTTTCAATTTTTTCCAATCTCTACAGAACAAGTCAATGTCGACTGTAGCGTGATACCCGGGTGTACACGAGTTCTCTGTATCTACCCAGCCGGTTGATTGAATACCCGTTCGATGCATGAGTCGTAAAACTGGGTCTACATTTGATTCGTATATGTAGCTTATAGATTTTTCTTTATAATTTTGGTTATTCATCATCTTGTTTATGTAGTTACTTACCCTCCTTCGTTGCGCGGCGTCATTACAGAAGACCTGTAAAAAGCGACGTTTTTCGTTGTTTTGAAAACCCCATACATCTTTAGCTTCAACTTCTTCGATGTCGTATACTTCTTCATGAAACTTTCTCTCGATGACACCCTTCAGAGCCTCTTGGCTAGAACCCACAGGAATTTTAATAAAAAAATACGGTTTGAATGTAGTTGTCACGCATACAGATTTTCCTTCAAGCGTTTTCCCGAACAACCTAATGTAATGATCGTTATTTTCATCTCGAGAATCCCAGGTCAACACCTGAAATTTCACCATCTACTTCGTAATCGCCTCAAATTTTTAATATCATATATTAGTAAAATGTCAGCTGCATTGATTGATCTTGTGTCCACTGGTGCTCAGGATGTTTACATCACTGGCGACCCTCAAGTTTCATTTTTTCGTCAAAATTATAAACGTCATACAAACTTTTCAATCAAACCCGAGCGAATGGATTTTGTCGGCACCTTCAGTGGTGGTAATGAAGTCGTGATCCCCGTCCAGTCCAAGGGTGATCTTTTAAGCTACGTGTGGATTGAGTCCCCAAACATTTCTAACGTCGGAGCCAACACTAACGCCTTTTTCGCCAACAATGATACTAGCACCACAGAGTTTTCGTTGCACATTGGTGGACAGGAGGTGTGTAAGTTAGATTCCCTTTTCATTCAGGGTGTACACAACATCCTCTATAAAGACGTCTCCTCTAAGGTTTCGTGTGCCGTCACGACTGATACAATCGCGGGTAACGCTAAGGCTGACACCGCCGCTGGGCGTGCTTCCGATTATTTCGTAATTCCTTTCTTCTTTAGCGAAGATTGGACTAAATCCCTGCCACTCACCGCATTACAGTATCATCAGGTGGAAATACGCATTAAGTGTAGGAATGGTTTAGGTTCTATTTCACCTAAGATATACGGTACGTACGTGTACCTCGATTCTGATGAGCGTGATTTCCTCGTCAATACCGACCACGAGCTTCTCATAACACAGACCCAATATCAACCAACATCCCCCACTACAACCGATCTTGATCTTACCTATTTCAATCATCCCACAAAGGCTTTACATTTAGTGAGCTCTATGGCTGATGGTACACCATGGAGTGGTGCACAAAATTTCAGTTCTGCTACACTCTACATCAACGGTACACCCTTATTCGAGAACACGACCAACACTTTCCATCACAACGTTGTGCCAGAAATGCATACTACATCTTTACCATCGGGTGTACTCGACACGGCGCCCCTGTTTACGTGGCCGTTTTGTTTAAAAATGAACGCCTCACAACCTAGTGGAAGCCTTAATTTTAGCCGTATAGATAACGCTAAATTAGCTCTCGAGGGACCCACGGGTACATCTGGTGGTATAAACAGGGTTTATGCAGTGAACTATAACATCCTCAGGGTAAAAGATGGTATGGCAGGTATAGCATTTGGTAATTAATTTATTTATTTTTTTAAGGAGTTAAGTATTTCATTAGTCTTGTTATACATGTTTTCGTGATAACGTTTTGTAAAACCTTTCGTAAGACGTCCATTTTCGATGGTATCGGTCTTTATGTCTTCCCACAAAGACAAACGCGTTTCTAAAAATTCAACGAAATCGTTTGAGTTTGCATTAGACTTATACCTGACACGTTCGGTATTCATAGCTTTTTCAATAGCTTTAGCCTTGTTATCAGAAAAAAACTTTTCCCGCTCTTCATACGAACGACGTGTAGTTGTTACCACCTCGGGTTCTTTGATACTCATATATTGAGTAACTACTATATTCTTTATACACAATTATGGAAAAGATGTGGCGAATTTTCTCGCTTCCTTATCAACATGTTCGTTGTTAACATCTCCGCTATGAGCTTTTACCCATATCCATTGAACTTTGTCAAATTGTCGTTCTAAATCACACAACTGTATCCACAAGTCCTTATTTTTGACAGAAGTACCCGACGCGGTTTTCCAACCGTTCGTTTTCCAATTTTTTACCCAATGTTTCATACCATTTTTCACATAATTACTATCGGTGTGTACGGATACTTCTTTTATTAAATGTTTTAAACACTCTTGTAAACCTCCGATGACAGCTTGCATTTCCATTATATTATTCGTAGTGAATGGATCTCCGCCACTTATGTCGAATAAATGTAAACATCTCGCAGCCCACCCCCCTTTACCCGGATTTCCGAGACAACTGCCGTCTGTGTAGAGTCGGTGCATGTTATATATAAAA